CTAGATGGTCATGCCCATCAATGCGGTCGTCTTCGTGACGGCTTCGTCCTCGGCGCGCACCTTGAGCATGGCGTCGGCCAGACGGTAATAGAGTTGGGCGCGTTCTTCCAGCAGCGCGGACGATGCATCGCTCGGCAGGGCTTCGTCGGCCACGTCGCCGGCAAGCGCCTGTCCCGCGAAGTAGTCTCGCAACGACATGCCGTAGTTGCTGTTGCCGGGAAACGCGCGCGGGTTGTTGAGCTTGTTATACGCCATTGTTTTTGCTCGCCATGTTCGATACGACGGCCTCGACGGGCCAAAGAAAAAAGGCCCTCCGGCATAAGCCGGAGAGCCTTTGATTTCTGGTCGGGGCGAGAGGATTTGAACCTCCGACCACCTGCACCCCATGCGGGAATTCACTCGCCGCAAAGGCTCTGTATTAAAGGCGGCGATAATACCATGCCTAACAAATGCTCAAAGATTAATCGGCTTGAAACCCTTATCCAGCCTAGATCCTCGTTTCAGTATTAGGCAGCATCTGATGCTTGGCGAGGAAGAAGCGAGCGGTCAAGCTAAGGGTTTTCTTGGCGGCCGGATCTCGACTTTTCTACTACGTTTCGAAGCATCGGCCGTTTGGCGAGGAGGCAAATGATGAGATCCAACAGCGTTGCGGCGATTGCCGTCCTTCTTCTGTCGGTCAGCGCATTATCAGTAGCTGCGGGGGGCACCACTGTTAATGCTAGCGCCCCGGGGGGCGCTAGCCCGTCAACTGATCGGCCGTCGGAGGCGGCGCGACTGAATGTCCTACAGCAGACAGCCGAGGCAGTTGGCGCCGCTGGGGCAGCAATGGAGCGTCTCGCAGTCGCGTTCCGGACCTCAGCGAACACGATATTTGCAACGTTCGACGAGGCAAGAAGATCCCAACTGCGGGAACGAATGCAAGACTTGGCGCGACGGTCTCAACTCTTGGTGGCAAGCAAGCAGACATTCGTGGTCGGAAGCTTAGATACCTACCTTCTGCATCCGACGCCGGAGGGGTGGAAGATTGCGACTGCGCAGATGAAGGACGTTCTTGTTCGTGTGGAAGACTTGCTTAAATCCCTAGACAGAGACCACGACGATCTCGTGTTGCAGCCCGCGTATCGGGAGTTGGCGACCTTTCTATATGCTCGAGAGCAGATGCTGGTGAAGTTGACAAACCTGCCAGCGCCCCGATCGAAGCGTGAGCTTGCCGAGGTTTCCAACATACGACGTAGTTATCACGAGCTGCTCGAGAATTCGATCCGGGCGATCGACGCAATGAATGCGTACATCGCCTCTCTGCCGCGGTAGTCGCAGCATTGTCTATAGCTCTTCCCATGGAAGCTTCACGTCCATTTCTGAGCGTTCCGCGATGACCTCCTTGATGTAGATTTCGCTCGTCCGGCCGCTCGTATGCGCGAGGCGCGTCTGGATCTGCTTCTTGTCTTTGCCCTGGCGTGCGGCGTCCGTCGCACCGAGCGCGCGCAGATCCTTGAACACGACGTCGTCGGTGACCTTGGCGCGCTCCTTCGCGCGGCGCCACATCGAATGCAGGCCGGTCTTCGTGTAGGGCGTGCCTTTCGTCGACGGGAACAGGTAGGGGCTGATGATCTTGTATTTCCGCTTGATCGCCTTCGCGCGCTCGATCACCGCATCGATCGACGGCGTGATTGCGATGTCCACCATCTTCCCGCTCGACTTCGCCGTCTTCGTCGGCTTGAACCGAATGGCGCCGCCTTCGATCTGCGCGTCGCGCAGCATGCGCACGTCGATCGCTCGCTGCCAGCACAGATATGCCATGTCGACGATGCACTGGAACATCGGGCCGGACTCGGTCGGCAGGCCGTCCTTTCCGGTCAGCGCGGCCTCGCGGATCTTCGCTATGACGTCGTGCGTCGGCAAAACCTCGCGGCGCTTGGTCTCGTAGTCGGACAGGTCGAGCTGGTCGCACGGGTTGTCGTCGCGCAAGCCCATCTCGCTGATTGCCATCTTGAACATCTTGCGGAGCACGTTCACGTACTTCTGCGCCGTGTTGTTTTTCTCCGCGAAATACTTCCGCAGGAAGACGGTGATCGTCCGCGCCTTCACGTCGGCGACGGTGAATTCTTCGAGCTTTTCGGCGATGAAATCGGCCATGCGTTCGTATTCCTTGCGCACGGCGGGCGTGTAGCGCGCGAGCTTGCGCTGCTTCCATTCCTCACACAGGTTCGGCATCGTGCCGCTGACGAGCTTCTTTTCCTTCATCAGGAAGCCGAGGCGCTCGTACATGAGCGCTTCGCCTTCCTCGAATCCGCACAGGCGAATCCAGCGCTGCTCTTTCTGCGTCCACGGGTTGCGCATCGGCTCCGGCGCGAAGAAATAGAACGCGCCGTGATTGACGATAACGCGGCGGGGCAGGCCGCGGTGATGTTTTCTTCTTCGGTTCATTTAACGCGTGGCTCGCGCTTTATCGTTGCGGTGGGGATCTGTGCCGGCGCGATGCAGTGCATGCGCATGACCAGCACGGAGTTGTCGGGGCGGCGGCGCGCGGGGATGCCCAGCGACTTGAGCATCTCCATCTGCTTGGACGGGCGCTTATAGCCGGTGATGCGCGCGAGCTCGTCTTCGGTCAGTTCAAGCGGCGATTCAAGTACTGCGGCCATCGTTCCTCTCCAGATACTCGCGCGTCATGCGCAGGAATTCTTCAGTGTTCTCTTCAATCGCATTTAGGCCCGCTCGTTGCTGACAAGCTGTCACAGTAGGAGGAGACAGCGATGAGCTACGGAAACCCTCACGAACTGCTCGAACTCGTTTCAAGCGCTCTGCCGCCACGAAACGAACGAGGGCACACGGGGCAGGAAGACTTCGAATACTTCTGCGCATACACCGGACTGCGCGAAGCGAATGTCGGGGCCGATGCCTTTGCATGGGCGAAACTCGCCTTCCTATCAGCGTGGCGACGAAGAGCCGAAAGGGCCGAGATCTCCGATGAGCGGAGCCACTGACCGGATGGACCACTCTCTGCCACCCATCCCGCCATCGGAGTTCGTCCGCGAGATGAACAGGTTCGTGAGCGAAAAGGAAGGCTCCAGAGCCGACCTCACCGTGTTTCTTACCCCGCGCGGAGATGCCGACGAGGACGCGACTGGATGGGACTGGTCGCCGAAGACACCAGAGACTGCCGTCGCGGTCAGGCAAGCTTTCGAGGACGTTCGACATTTGCATGGCTTTTAAGTAATCGCGCGACACGCGCATGAGCGCTTCGATTTGATGCTGCATTTCACTGCCTAAAGTTCGGTCTGTTGCTGCCGATAACGCGGGCATGAACAAAATCCAAGCCCAAACCCTTCTCGAATCCGCCGACGCTCTTGCGGTGGCGGACGTTGTCATTCAATACGGCCACTACGACGCTGACAGCAAAGCGCACGGCGATGTGTACTGGCGTACCTTCATTCACAAGGTTGCTCAAGAGGCGCCGAATTGGAAGCTGCCGGATCTGATGGCGCTCGCGCACTCCTGATTAGCCTTCCGTGACAGGCGCACACGCGGCAATCTCCAGGCGTCTACGTTTGAGGATTGCTGCAACGCCTTGGCGATCGATCTCGATTGCGCCGGCGGCAACTGCGAGCGCACGCTTCGACAGCGCTATGTCGAAGTGCTCGTGATACGTGCCCGCCTTCTGAATCCACTTCCGCGCGACTCCGATCTTGTCGGCCATCGTGAGAAGCTCGTCGGTGGAATCCGCCAGCATGTGGCACATCACCATGCGGCCGTACGCGGCTTTCATGTCGTCGACGTAGACGGTCATCCCTGCTTCTCCTTTCCCGCATCGGCCTCAAGGTCAGCACGATCAGCGCTCGTCGGCGACAGCCAGTCGTAGTTCATCTCTACGTTTGGCGGCGTATATTTCTGACCAAGCGCCGCTTTCAATGCTGCCTCCGTGTCGAATTCACGGGCATCGTGGGCCGCAGCAGGGCGCACGTTGGCCCGAATCCAGTCATCCATGCGCACGCCGTCAGGACAGCCGGCATCGGAGCATGCCTGCATCAGACGGTCGCAACAGTCGTTAGCAACCTTCAGGCGGCTCTCAATCTCCGATTGCGCAGCAGGGCGAGGAGCGGCTCCGCTCCATTTCGCATCACAGTCGGGTTTCTTGAAACTGCCACTCCATCCATGCTGCTCGCCGCAGTCGCATTTCGGCTGGCGATTGCTCAGCGTCTTAGGGTCGAGCGAATATCGGCCGCAGTAGGAGCAACGAGCGATCGCACCCTCGTCATGCCGAAGGGTTGCCGGGATGCCGTTTACCGCCTCTTCCTTCCCGCTCTCAGCGGACTTGGCGAGAGGGGCGGCGCCGGCGACGACAAATACTTCGCCTTCTACTGGCTCCGGTGGCTCTTCGAAGTCGCTCATGTTGCCGCGCAAGACCGCTCGTGCAATGCCGCCGTCTTCGATCATCGTGCAGTCGTCGTTGCGCAGGCTGAACAAGAAGTTCTGCGGTTCTCCACTCACCGTGTCGAATTCGTGGTGGTCTTCATCGATCGAAAAATGATCTCCGTTCGCGTAGAAGCGAAGCGCTTCAAGCACGGCTTTCGGAAGCGCCACCGCCTCTTGCTTGTCGCTCGCGGTCGAGGCTGCGAGAGCGGCTTCGAGATCGGCCTGCTTGCGGCCGATCTTCCAGAACGGCGCGAGCCAATGATCCTCGCTCGGCGGCGGGTTCGTGTTCTGATAGCCGAAGGCCATCGCGCCGTCGATCGCCTCGCACGTGAGCTTGCGCTCAAGCTGGATCTGCTCGGACGTCATGCTTGCGCGGATTTCTTTCTCGTTCATCTCATTCCTCATCGTTGTCGCTGCGTCGAGACAGCGGGTCAGGCGGTCGGCTGCTTCGTTCGGCAGGTGAAGCAGAGTGGATCGGCCTCGATCTGCGCGACAGCTTGCTCTGTCGACAACAGGCCAGTCTTTTCGCATGTCTCCTTGCCGCATCCGGGACACGCCCAGAAGAGCTTCGCGCCTTTGTCTTGGAGGACAACTTCGAACTTCAGAGTGTTGCCGGTGATGCCGCTCGCGTGGTCGCTGCGCTCACACGGAGATAAACACTCGGCACAGGATGAAAAAGTGTCTCCGGTCATCGCCAGGACGCCTCCGGTTTTTAGATTGGCGCGGCAATTTCCATTGAGACGCCGCGCGATCTCGCGTTTGATGAGAAGTCCAGCAGTCACAGTGACACCCCGCGCGAAAGGCAGGCAGCGACAATGCGTTCCATCTGCGCAGCTCGGCGCAGGAAATACACGGTCGCATTGCCGTTGTTGATAGACGCTGCCTTGTCAGCAGCGCGGCGCGAGACGCGAGCACGGCTCGAAAGGTCATCTGCCAAGTTGTGGAGTTGCATCAGTCGGCGCAGGCTCATTTCTCTCTCGCAATAGGTGTTTCGCCAATCAGCACCGTGACGCGCTGCCCCGTCATCCCCGCGACCATCTGCGCGAAGCTCGCGCACACTCGATGGATAAGCACGTCAGTCGGTTTCATCGCGCTGCCGAGTTTTTCTAGGGCCTCGAGCAGCGCGAGGTAGGGGCGGGCTAGGCGGATCATGCGACTGCCGAGGCGATTTCATCAGTCGATCGCCGTGTTACGATCCGTTGCCGCTTGTGGCGGGCCGCACGATAAGCGCGTGCAAAAGCTCCGAGGAGAGGAATCCGCATGGACTCACCGACGTTCCTGTTGAAGCTGGTCGAAATCTCGATGACGTCGTCAGCAGAGATCTTGAAAGCCGTAGCGTGGCCCATTGTCGTCCTGATATTGGCGTTTGAGTTCCGAGAACAGTGGATAGCCCTCCTTCGTCGCATGACAAAACTGGAGATTCTGGGCGCGTCATCGGAGTTCTCCCAGGACCTCGAATCGTTGATACCGGCCGCCGCCAAAATACATGTGCCAGCTTCGGAAGCCGCGAACGAGGCTGCGCAGGTCGTCGCTGAGCAAACGCGCGTCAGCGAGACGGTTTTGGAAGCTAATCCGAGCGGCGTGATAATGGAAATGTGGGCGAAGGTTCGGTCGACGGCCGCAGAGATTGCTAACGAGTTGTTGGCGGATACTCGTGGGCGACTGGCGCAGAATTCGATTCCGAATTTGTACGCGAAGGGCTTCATTACGGACGAAGAGTTCGAGCTTGCAGAAGAGCTAGGACGACTCCGAAACGAGGTCGCGCGCGGCAAGATGAAGCCGTCAACTCTAGATGCGGAGCGATTCCGCGCAATGTCGGAGAAGCTCATTTTGTCTTGGGTAGTCCGGCATTCGTCTATGAAGGCTGCTTCCGAGTGATTCCGGCCATCGCTCATGCTTTCTCTCCGGTTGCCTTAGCGATAGCGGCGCGGGCCATGTCGAACTCGACAGTTGCGCGATCCGCAACAGAAACAACTGCTTTGAGCGCTTCGAGCAGATCGGGCGCGGCGGCCATCAGGCGCATGTCCGGATGGGTGACGTCTGCGCACCAGTTCGCGTGATGTTCGCGGCCGTGAAACGGTGCTATCCAGTCCGCGCGGTCAGCGAGTCGGTGCATGATGTTCATGCCTTCGACGTCCTCGCGAAGACGAACGCATGCGCCATCCATGCCCCAGCGCGCAAAGTCCATTACGGTCAGGTCATAGGTCGGAACGCCGCCGACGAGCTGCATGCTCTTGTGCAGGCGATTGATTTCCCAGCGCCACGGGCCGGGCGTGTGTTTCGTGCGCATGCTGTCCTCTTCGTTGCACCGGCACTCGCTGCGCCGGGTAGATCAAACTTTCGCTCGTGTTAGGATTGGTCCCAACATCCGGAGCCTTTATGACAAGCGATCCGATCAAAGCCGGCGATCTTGAATTTCAAATTGCCGTAACCCCACTTCGAGGTGGCGGTTTCACCTACTCAGTCATCGAGATCAGTCGTGCCGGCACGGACGTCTCCGAAAAACGTCACGACAGCGGGCTCCATTTCGAAACTGAAGATCAGGCGCGTGACGGCGGCGCGGCGGACGCTCGGCGACGCGTTGCGAAGCTCGGTAGGTAGTCCATAACCGCGAAGAGCTATAAGGCGTTCCATCATGATTTGCCCATGTAATCCGGCTTTCGAACACAAAGACGGGAACCTGTTTTTCTACTATCTGATTCATAGAGTCACAGTCCAGGTAAAAGTCGCTCACGCCTGCCTCAGCGAGACTTTCGGTTCCGATGGCTCGCCACTCGGAGACGAAGCGGCGGTCCTGACGAACATCGAACGAATCTCCGACCTGGTGATCCGGAAGGCATTCGACGGCGAAGAATCGCCAATCGGCGTCATGGCCGCTGACTTCTGACGAAGATGTCACCGGCTCCCTCAATGTGGAGCATCTGCAAGTTTTTTTCACTCACGCTCGTTGCTTTATCGGGTCTCGACGCTTAAATACCGTCCGTTCCTTGATCTCTCGTTTCCTGCCTCAGAAAAAGCGCACAATGGTTCCCCGTTGTGTATGCCTTCCGCTGGAATTCGCCATGGCGCGCTTGATCAAGGTCGGAAATCATGAGTACCACGTCGTGGTGCATCCGCTGCTGACTGGCGGCTTTGCCTTTACTGTCGTTGACATCGACTTGACCGGTCCCAAGGTCACTGAGGCGCGTCACGACAGTGCAATCAGATTCCCTAGCGAAGAGGACGCCTATAGTCGCGGTTCGGCCTACGCTCGTCGGCGCGCTAGGTTGTTTAGCCGGTGACTCGCACAGGCAGCTTTGCAGTGCTGCCGTGTTGAGGCCACCCAGTGCTCCGGCCGACATGGCCGCACGACTGATCGAACGTTGCGAGTAAGCGTGTTGCGCGTTTTTCACAGCTAACATAGGACGTTCCTTCATGAATGCACTACCTCAGCGACCTGTGCTGCGCCTGGAGGGAGATCTGTTCTTCAATCAACTGATTGCAGACAAGACGTTCCGAATCCAGGTGACGCACGAATGTCTCGCCGACGTTTTCGGTTCTGACGGTTCACTGACAGGCGACAACCGAGCGTTGCAAGTCAACATGCAAAGAATCGTTACCGTCGCGACGCAGAAAATCATGACCGGCATGAAGTCGCCGGTGAAAGTCCTTCGCGCTGACTTCAAATTCCTCTCTCTGCTAGGCAGCGACACTTTGGGTCACCTCCGGTGAGGCTGACCGTCACGGTCAGAGTGCAACGTCATCAAGTCAGACGGCCGGATTACGCGCCGGCGCGCGGGTGGTTGGAATTCAGTGCGCCGCCGGCCAGCGGATGCGCTTTTTCTTCTGCTCGATCTCGTCGAAGTGGCGCTTGGCTCGGAGATCCGCGCCGCGAACGAGCGCAATCGCCGAAATCATGGTCACGATGAACAGCAGGACTACTATCTGATATGCGTTCATGGGGTGAGCCTTTTCGGGACCAGTTATCAGATGCAGCGCGTGTGCGCGCAGCGTTCCATTTCAGCTTTGCGGTGTGCTGTTTCAGAATCGAGCGCCAAGAATGCGGCCGCAACGATGAGGACGGCGCCCCAGATCTTGAGCAGAGTCATTGCCAAAACGCTCCAGCGCGGAAAGCGGTGCAGAGGAACCAGACGCACGCGATGCCGACGCCGTACAGGCCGATGACGCCAATCGCCTTGATCAGTGTGTTCGCATCCTGCAGGCGCTCGACGTCGCGGAGCAGGGCGTTATCGTTGAATGCGCGGTTCATGCCGTCGCTACTCCCATGAATTCATCAAATTGCACGTCGCTCATGTCGGTGCAGTCAGTCCAGCCGACTGATACGAGCTGCGCGACTGCGCTCGGGTGATGCCATTCGCCTTTGGCGCGGGAGGGAGAAACGAGAAACCGAAAACCGATCTGGGCCAGCGTCATCTTCATCTCCCGCACAGCTCGTCGAGTGCATGGAGACATAATACAAAGGTATTTGCGAAAAGTAAATACGAACGTATTTGAGCGATATGGCTAATTTGTAACAGAGGCTGCCAGAGTGGCGTTGCGCGGCGCGCGCGCAACAAAAAACCCGCCGAAGCGGGTTTTCACTCAGATTGGGCGAGGGGCTTACGCGTGCGGAACGACGAAGCGTGCGAGGTAGAACACAACCGCGCAAAGGGTCGCAGCCATTCCTATGATCTTCCAGGTCTGTGCGTTCAGGGACTCGTGGAGCTCGGAGCGCAGCTTCTGCTGATCCTCCTTGGAGGCGAGCGCGTCCATCCGCGTCTCAATCTTGATGAGACGATCGCGGGTATCGAGACTTGCAGCTTCGAGGGCTGCGATGCGTTGTTCCATGCGCCCATCATCGCCGCCGCCGCCGCTAGTGTCAATGTCCCGAATCAGTTTGAGCCTGCGGTCACTCATTCGCGATGTCCTCGTCGAACATTTCTATATAGCCGCACGCCGCGCAACGAAATACCCTCACGGTGAAAATTCTGTCATTGGGGTACACGGCCTGCAGCGCATCGCCGACGCGCATTCCGGCCGTCGCGCGCTGTACGTGAACGCCCATGAGGCCCCAAGCAGAGCCTTCCGTTGTTGGAATTGGCTGGAGGAGGCCGTGTTCGTACCGGCAGGTTGGCGCGATTTTCACTTCGCTCTTCCTAGGGCTAGTCCGGCCGCCATGCGGATGGCTTAGCGATCCATCCGACAAAGTGCATCTTTTCGATCTCGCTATCGGCAAAGGCGAGAGTCCCGTGAACTTCGTTCGTGGACATGAGATGGACCCGACCGGCGCGGCGATACATAAATTCTTTCACCATGACGCGTCCGTCTCTCGATTTGACGAGAACTTCGTCACCCGGCTCGATCTCGTGGTTTGGCTCGACGACGACGAACTCGCCGTCCTTAATGCGCGGCCTCATCGAATCGCCCTTGCACCGCAGTGCGTACGCGTCCTTATCCTTGCTGGGGACGTCGACGAAGCCATCCCCGTGACCGACGGGATACTCCACGTCGGCCCAAAATCCGTTATCTCCGAGCTGGGCCATTCCTACCACCGGTACGCCCCGCCAGCCAGTGACGGGAATGGGTTCATATTCATCGTTGTATCGAACCGCGGTCTTGCGCGACCCCTTCCCCAGCATTAGCCAAACGGAATTGACGCCGAACGCCTCTTGCAGCGCGACGGCCTGGTCAACGCCGATCTGCTGAGTTTTCCCGGACAGCCATCCGGCGACCTCTTCGTCGGTCGTGCCGGCCGCCGCCGAAACTTTGGAGATGTTGCCTTCCGCTTCGTCGATGATGGACTTGATCCTATCAGCCAAGCCGGAGGCGCCCATTGCTGGAATAGAGCCGCTTTTCCCTGTCTGATCACTCGTTGACGTAAGCCATTCGACAGTCACCCCTAGGGCCGCCGCGATCTTGGGCAACGCGGTCGAGCTCTTATTTCGGCCGCTTTCGAGGTGGCCGATTGTCCCTTGGCTGACGCCGGCCCGCCCGGCGAGGTCCTGTTGTGACCAGCCGAGCTTTGTGCGGGCTTCAATCAGACGTTTTCCAATATTACTCATGTATTGGATTGTGCCCGATGAGTCAACTACGGTGGTATTGACGTCTAAATACATATGTATTAGAATGAAGCCGTTATCACTTGGAATGGGGCAGCCAAATGGACGCGCGACAGCTCGTCGTTTCGATTCGAAAGCGAGGGCTTTCTCAAGAGGAGATCGCAGAGCGTTGCGGCCTTTCGCAAGGCGCGATCAGCCACATCGAGACCGGCCGTCGAAAGGACGTCCGCGCGACCACGAAAGACAGTCTTGTGAGGCTGCACGAAGAACTTGCCTCTGAAAGCAACGCGGAGCCGGCATGACGGAAGCGCCGCTCACCGCCACCGAGCAGAAAGAGATTCGAGGCATGTTGCTCGAACTCATTGCGAAGGGCTTTCCTGAAGGAGCGCTTGATGAGGCGCGTAAGAAGGCGGTCCTGCAACTCCGGAGACTGAAAGTGGAGTCAGCAGGACCAGCCAAAGCAGCGAAGCAATAGGCGAGTGTCCTTCTTGTGCCGGTCTGAGAATGGGGTTCTGCCGGTCTGATTGAGGACTACTAAGCTCGCCGTGGTCTCCTGCGCCGCACCTCGTTTTCATTTTGTTTTACCCCGTAAATCGTGTTGTTTTTGTTGTTGGAAGAAGTATCCAGCAACGAACAATCCGGGAACACCACTAGTTGAGGTATGCAATCGTGGGCTTTCGTCAAGCGTATGTGCAAATGATCGAGTCGGCCGGTGGCCGCGATCGGATGGCCGCCGAACTCGGTCTTACGACGCAGGCACTGGACAACCGTGTGTATGAGAAGGGCACACCGCCGCAGCGCGTACACCCGGACATGGCGATGCAGATGCAGGTCGCGAGCGGCACGACGCTGTTCGCCGCAGAGGTTGCGCGCCAGTCGGGCGGCACGTTCATTCCTCTGCCGCAGGTTAGCGACCAGATCGACAACGAGCAGATTCAAGACAAATTCATGCGACTTGTCGAGCGCGTCGGCCAGCTCGCGACGCGGCACCGCGAAGCTACATCCGACGGCCACGTCGACAAGAACGAGCGCGCAGATCTGGACGGCATCGCGCACGAGCTGCACCGCGACGTTCAAGAAATGCTGTCTCTGACGTACGTGATCTATTGCCCCGCCGAGTCGGTCGCGCCGGCTGTGCCGCACATCGCCGCGCGCAAGGCGTCGTGATGCAGATCGCCGCCTGTCCGAACCAGATCTCCGCCTTCGACCTCATCGACCGCGAACCCACCATGAAAGCTTCCCGGACCCAGATCGACGCGTATCACGCGCTGTCGCTCGACGAGATCAGCGACTCGCAGCGCCGCATCCTCGACGTGTTCAAGGGCGACAGCCGCGTGCTGCTGACCCGCGACGAGATCGCCGCCCGCGCGAACCTCCAGATCTCGACCGTGTGCGGCCGCGTGAATGAACTCGTGAAGGGCGAAGTGCTCGCCGTGCGCGACTCGGCGCGCCGGCCGGGCCGCCGTTGCCGTCAGCAACTCATCGGCCTTCCCGTCGAGGTGGCAGCGTGAGCACGAAGACGATGCCGTGGTTCCGGATGTACACCGACTTCCTCAACGACCCGAAGATGATCTCGCTCGCGTTCGAAGATCAGCGTCACTTCATCGGCGTGCTCGCGTTGAAGGGGGAAGGCACGCTCGATAACGACTGCGCTCCCGAACTGCTGACGCGCATCGTCGCGCAGCGCCTCTGGATCGATCACTCGGTCGTCGGCGAAGTAAAGCGTCGCTTGGTGGCTGCAGGCCTGATCGACGAGAACTGGCAGCCGCTGGCGTGGGAGAAACGCCAGATGCGCTCCGACTCCAGCACCGAACGTGTTCGCGCTCATCGCGAGAAGGCGAAACAAACACGTAACGACGATGAAACGTTGCAGGAGCGTTCCAGTAACGCCCTAGATAAGAAGAGAGAAGAAGAGATAAGAGAAGAGGAGAGTGAAACGAAACCCGCGCGGCGTGCGCCGCGAGTTGCGTTGCATTCGCAGATTCGCAGCCTTGAACTTCCTGGAGGCATCCCTGCAGACGTTTGGGCCATGTGGTGCGAGCACCGCGAGGCAAAGACCAAGGAAGCGCCTTGGACGCTTGCCGCGGCGAAGGTTTCGATCAAGCGCATGGCGAAGCTGGCCTCTGAAGGCCAAGCGGCCGACGTCACGGTCGAGGAAGCGGTGCTGCGCGGCTGGACCGGGTTGTTTCCGGTGAAGCAGCAGGGCGCGTCGTCCTCCGGCGGCGCGGTGGTCCCCGCGGATTGGTGGAAGAGCGAGGCCGGGTATCTCGAGCTCGGAAAGCAGCTTGGCGTCGATCGGGCGAAGTTCCAGTTCTTCGAGCAGTACAAGGCGCGGGTCTGCAAGCTCGCTGGCCCGGGCGAATGGATGGAAGACCTCCTGCGCGCAGTCGGCCGCGAGAGCGAGGAGCGGTACGAAGCGCTCTACGCCTACTTCAACGACATCCCGCGCGACAAGAACGGCAACACGGAGGCCGCATGAACATCAGAAAGCTCGCACGAGACGGCGTGCTCGACCTTTTCCTTGCCGCGTGCTTCTACCTTTGGCTCGTGTGTGACGTGGGCGCGGCGCGGACGCTGGTCCACGTGTACGTGACGCTGGTCGCCGTCTGCCTCTGGATCGCCGCGATCACATTCAAATCTGAAGACTTCGAGCGGTTTGCGCCGGTCAACGCCACATACGACCTGATCAGTTCTCTCGCGATTGTCTTGGCCCTCGTGTGGGCGGGTGAAGGCGCTCTCGCCACGGTCGTGTTTGCTCCGTATTTGGTGGTTCTGGCCAAGAGGGAAGCGAAGAAATGACGAAACGAACGACAGCGCTCCGCTATCCCGAAGGCACCGACAAGGTCGGCACGGCCACCGTGCGCGAAGAGCACGGCATCTGCGGATACGCGCAACGCAAGCTCGCCGAGATCCACGGCACGAAGCCGAACAGCGAATTCGACGACATCGCGTCGTGCGCAGAGCCGGTCAAGTCGCTCGCTCCGGCGGCGCGCAAGACGGCCCCGCCGCGCGAAGCCGCAAAGAAAGCCATGCAGGCGCTGGGACGGCTGAAGGCGGGCGCAATGAACGCCACGGAGCGCCGCTACGCCGCTCACCTTGAGCAGCGTAAGCACGCCGGCGACATCGTCTGGTTCCGGTTCGAGGGCATTAAGTTCCGCCTGGCTGACAACACGTTCTACACGCCTGATTTCGCCGTGATGCTCGCGAGCGGCGAGCTGGAGTGTCACGAGGTGAAGGGCCACTGGCAAGACGACGCGCGGGTAAAGGTGAAGGTCGTCGCCGACCAGTACCCGCTTCGATTCATCGCGGTGACGGCAAATGCGAAAAAGTCCGGCGGCGGCTGGGCTGTGGAGGAATTCTGATGCGATGCACCGAAAACTACGCCCGGCAGGACCTGAGCGTCCGCGCGATGCCGAAAAAGACGCACAGGGTGATGCCGATGAACCAGCGCATCGTGCTGGAGGCTCTGCGCCGCCGCGGTCATTCGACGATCGGCGCGGTCGCCGACGAACTGGACAAGTCGCGCGACGCGACGAAGCACGTGTTCATCACCCTGATCCGTCAGGGGTACATCGAGCAGACGCGGAAATCGGAAGCCAAAAAGGGCAACGGGCGTGCGCCTGCGATCTATCGATGGACCGGAAAGACGTTCCCGTCGTCGGCTGAGATCACTTCCAAGGTCGAGCAGGAGGCTCGCGCGGTGTCGGAAGCCATCACCGTGCTGTTCGCAGCCATGCATGCGATGTGCCGCATTGGGAGGCTCGCAGCATGATCCGCGTATATCTGGCCGGGCCGATGTCCGGTTATCCCGAGCTGAACTTCCCGGCATTCCACGCCGAGGCGGCGCGCCTGCGCGCGATGGGCTTCGAGATCGCCAATCCGGCTGAGATCGATGTCGGACCGGATCCGACCTGGCTCGAATGCATGCGCGCCTGCATCAAGCTTCTCTCCGACTGCGACGGCATTGCGCTGCTGCCGGGCTGGGAGCAGTCGGAAGGGGCGAATGTCGAGCACACGCTGGCGCGCGGGCTCCGTCTTCGCGTGATGCAGGCGCGTCACATCGTCGGCCTGGCTGGCGACATGCCGGTTATCTCGCAAGAAGCCGTTGTCAAGCTGCTCGACGAAGCGGAGGCCGCGTGAAGGACTCGTATTTCTTCGGCTTGGCCGCCTGCATCTTCATCGCCCCGACGGTGCCGGCCAAATTCGCGCTGGGGATCGGCACGGCGCAGCTGGTGCTCGGACTCATCGCGGCGGCGAGGGGCAAATGAAGCGCAACAAGCCGCTCGTGAGCAAGACGCCGATGAAGCGCTCGCCGTTCAAGACGGCGGACCGCGCGACGACGCTGCGCCGCTCGGCGATGAAGGCGCGCGTGAAGAAGCCGACTGTCGAGGAAGGCTCGAAGTATCTGGCGGCGTGCCGCGATGAGCCGTGCTATCTGCGCGTGTTCGGTGTGTGCGTCGGGCGCGAGTCGGTCGTGCCGTGCCATTCGAACCAGCTGCGCCACGGCAAGGGAAAGGGCATCAAGGCGAAGCACGAATTCACGGTGCCGGGCTGCTGGGCGTGCCATGCGTGGATCGACCAGGGCAAGGCGGCGCGCGAGGTGAAGTTCTCGACATGGGATCGCGGATACGAGCGCTGGGTGCCCGTGCGCGCCGAAAAGATGGGTTTGAAGGAGGAAGAGGGTGCGGTGCTTGATTCGAATTCCGGCGGAGACGGGGTGGCGCTCGCCCCGCGGCCGCAACGGGAAGCGGTATGCGATGGAGCGGTTCCGGCTGACGCAGACGCTCGAAACGACGGTGTATCGGCTGGCGCTGCCGAGGATTCAGAGCAAAGACAGGCCGTTTGTTTGGGTTGATGCATGGATTCCCGAGGATCGGCGCGAAGGGATACCGATTCTCGACGATGCGTGGATCGAACCCGGTGTGTATCGAACCCGGGCCTACGTAGACGACAACAAGAAGACCTTGGCGCCGTTCCTCGCGAGCGGCATGGAAGAGATGGACCTACGAGAGACAACAACATGAACACGCTGCCCGACAACTTCGATCCGCTCTACGCCGCGCTCGGCATCCGCCGCGGCAACTGGAGCCTCCCGCAACCGCAAAAGGTGACGAAATGAAAAAACTGATTCTGGCACTCGCATGCCTCTCCGCCTTGGCTGGCTGCAATGACGCTGATGTGGCGTCGAGGAATCTGTCGAAGGCCGCCGACAACTTCGAGATCAACCGGCGCGTCGTGTTCTACAACGGCATCACCGGCGAATACATGCTGAGCATCGAGGGGCTTTGCTCGCTCGGCAATGCAGACAAGAACCGGGAGGTCACGATCACCTGTAAAACCGGGCCGTCCAGCTTCAAGAAGCACTTCCTCGGGCTATCGGACAACGTCACGTACTTTGTCGAGCAACTCGACGGGGCAAACGTCAGCACGTACCACTACAAGGTCGTCTTCAAGCCGTCGGTGATCGTCCCTGACGTCTCCGTCAAGTAAGGAGGAAATATGGCTGCCAACGCTCAAGGAATTGTCTTCGTGGTCGTCTGGGTCGTCACGTGCGGCATTGGCCTGGCGGCCTATTCTCAGACGCGGTGGATGCAATGAACGTCGCTGAACTCTCCGGCGCGCAGCTCGACTACTGGACTGCGCGCGCCGAAGGCCTCGACGCGCAGGTGAAGCACGCCTGCGGCATGGATTGGTGCCAAGTCGACGTGCAGTACGTCGGCTATATCCAGTATCAGCCGTCCGACAACTGGCACATTGCCGCGCCCATAGCCGAGCGTCAGTGCTACGTGACGTATCCGCGCGTGGGCGAGGACGGCAAACTCGAATGGCTCGCCGAGGCCCAGATGAACCCAGACTTTCACGGGATCATGGTCGACGAGTCGCCGAAGGTCGCGATCTGTCGTCTGCGGGTGGCAGAAGCCTTCGGCTATGAGGTTCATGATGAACTCGCAGAAGCGTAAACGGGAGAAACATCTTAAGAAACAATTGTTTAGCTTAGACGAATGAAGTAGAATGTAGTGGTCCTAAATATGGAATGGGGACAATAGGATGACGTTCGAAACTTTCGGGGAGCGGCTCGACAATTGGGCTCGCGTGGTGCGTCTGCCGAAGTTTCAGGCAGGCGTTTGCGCGCAGTGGGCGCGCTGGTATGTCTCAATCAGGGATTCGGAATCGAAATATGAAGGCGGCGCGGTGGCGCTGTCGAAGGACGAGCTCGATGCATGGCTCGTCGAGCGCGCGTGGTCGTCGATGCAGCACCCGGTGCACAAGTTCATCCTCAAGTATCACTACATCTGGGGCATGAGCGACGTGCAGGTGATCACCCGCATGCGCAAGGCGCACGGGGTCAATCTGCGCGGCCGGCCGTGGGATCTGATTCGTGCCGAAGCGGAAGCTTCGTTGAAGAAATCGCTTGTAAACCCTGAGAGTTTCGCTAGAATGCTGCTCAGATTACCAATTCCGCTTCGGCGTGAGCTTATCGATCCCCGCAGGGAGGGATCGGTGCCACAAGATGAAGCCGAGTTGGTGCACTGATAGAAGCCCGCCACTGAGCGGGCTTTTTGCTTTTAGCCTCGTGCCTTGATCATTGCATCAGCGAAGAGATAGGCCGACTGCGCGAGCATGTCGTGATATGGGACAGCGCTTGGCGACGCGCGTTGTGCGGCAGCGGCTGCGATCACTGCGGGAAGCGCCGCCGCCGCGAGGTAATCACGCAGCGTCATGCCACCGTTGCTCGACGGTTGGGCCTGATTGTTGACAACGACATCCGTGACGGGAAAAGCCGGACCACCGTTAGACATAGTTTCCTCCTTGGGTAGGGAGAAACCATGCTATTGCTCGTCGTCTCGCTTTTCAACCCCACAGACTCATTAGCGCTTTCAGATTGACGCCGTCACCCGGCGGCCGGCGCCGGAGAACACATCCGGGCGACGTCAATCTGAGAGCGCAACCCGTTCCGCTCGCCTGTGCGAATCCCCATTCCTCGGAAGCTGCGGTTCTGCTCTCAACCTAATTGGTCCGCCATGTTCGACGTCGACGATGTGTTCGAGGGCTTCAGCATCTGGCTGAACATGTGGGCGCGCGCGGCGTTCGTGTTCGCGCGTGCGCTCGACGACACGTCCGATCTGTTTGCACGAGGCGACGACTGATGCCAGCGCGCTCTATGCGCCCGTGCAAGCAGCCTGGCTGCAGGGCGCTCGTCGCTACTGGCTATTGCGATGCGCATGCGGACAAGGCGTCGAACTGGAAGCGTCGAGAGGATCGCAAGGGCAGCACGACTGCGCGCGGCTATGGCGCCGCATGGCAGCGACTGCGCGAACGGATCCTGAAGCGCGATCACTATCTGTGTCAGGTGTGCATGCGCAAGGGCCGCGTCACTGAGGCCAAGCAGGTCGACCACATCCGCAGCAAGGCAGCAGGCGGCACGGATGACGAGGGCAACCTGCAGTCGATCTGCGAGCCCTGCCACAAGCTGAAGACGGCGCGCGAGCGGCTCGGCTGACCGCGTGTCGTTGTAAACATTACGCGCTGTCGGCGCGTCGGTGGGGAGGGGCGGGCAAAAAGTGCAGCGCCCTAGGCCTTCTGACCGCTCGCCTAGCCATTTTTTCATTTCCACAAAATTCATGTTTTGGCGTTTGGCGCAACAATCGCCCGCCGGAGCGTTTTTGAGACTCGTTCGCAATGGCTCGCCCGCGCACTCCGACCAACGTATTGGCGCTGCGCGGCGCGTTCGACAAGAATCCGGACCGCGCTCGTGAAGATGCCGAGACGACCGGGCCGATCGGCGAAGCGCCTGGCTACTTCAACGCCGACGAGGCTGCGGCGTGGGACGAGATCGTCGCGAACGCGCCGGTCGACGTGCTGCGCAACTCCGATCGTTTCATCTTGGAGCTCGCATCGCGCCTGCTCGCCGAGCAGCGCAGCAACTGGCTCGACTTCCCGGCCGCGCGTCTCGCGCGCCTCGAAGCGATGCTCGGAAAGATGGGCCTCTCGCCGTCCGACCGCGCGAAAGTGGGCGGTGGTGGCAAGAAAAAGGCGGCAAACCCGTTCGATAACCTATGAAAAAGCCCGCGTTTCCGCACGTCGAAGCCGCGGAACAGTACGCTCGGGACGTCGTAAAGGGCAAAATCGTCGCCTGCAAGTGGGTCAAACTGGCCTGCAAACGGCATCTCGACGACCTGAAAAAGCAGCGGCGGCGCGACTTTCCGTACCGTTTCGAGCCCGCAAAGGCCGAACGAATCATCAAATATCTGCAGCTTTTGCCTCATACGAAGGGCAAATGGGCCGCGAAACGCAGCACGGTGCAGCTTGAGCCGTGGCAGAAGTTCGGTATCGGCATCCCGTTCGGCTGGGTCCGCAAGAAGGACGGCCGGCGGCGCTATCGCACCATCTATTTCCGCGTCCCGCGGAAGAACGGCAAGTCGATCATCGCCGGCGGCATCGGTCTGTACATGTTCACGGCTGACGGCGAGTTCGGCGCCGAGGTGTATAGCGGCGCGACCACTGAAAAGCAGGCGTGGGAAGTCTTCCGCCCCGCGAAGCTGATGGTCGACCGCACGCCCGAGTTGAAGGACGCCTTCGCTGTCGAGGTGAACGCGTCCAATATGGTGCGGCTCGCCGACGGCAGCCGCTTCGAGCCGGTAATCGGGAAGCCGGGCGACGGTTCGAGCCCATCGTGCGCGATCGTCGACGAGTATCACGAGCATCCGGACAGCAGCCTGTTCGACACGATGGAAACCGGTATGGGCGCGCGCGATCAGCCCGTCATGCTGGTCATCACGACGGCCGGTTCGAACATCGGCGGCCCGTGCTATCAGCTCGACCGCGACTGCCAGAAGGTGCTCGAAGGCACCGTCGACAATCCGGAGCTCTGGGCGATCATCTACACGATCGATGAGGGCGACGACTGGTCGAGCGAATCAGCGCTGAAGAAGGCCAATCCGAATTTCGACATCTCGATCGACGGCGACTTCCTCCGCGCGCGGCAACGCGACGCGATGCAGTCGGCGAGCAAGCAAGCGACGTTTCGCACGAAGCACTTGAACGAGTGGGTCGGCGCGAAGAACGGCTGGATGAACATGCTGAAGTGGGCCGCGTGCCCGCCGCGCAAATCGCTCGCCGAGCTCGAAGGGCGCAAGTGCTACATCGCGCTCGACCTCGCCAGCAAGGTGGACATCGCGGCGCTCGTCGCCGTGTTCCCGCCGACGTCCGACGATCCGCTCTGGCATGTGCACGGCCGCTATTACGCGCCGGAGTCGCGCGTGCTCGAGCAGGCGGACAACAATGCGCAGCTCTATCAGTCGTGGCATCTCGATGGCGTCATGACGCTGACCGACGGCGAGGTCATCGACTTCGAGGCGATCAAGGAGGACCTCCGGACCTTCGCGACGCGCTTCGATGCCGTGCAGGTTCCATACGACCCGTTCCAGGCTGCGCAATTCGCGCAGGAGATGCTCGCCGAGGGCATCACGATGGTCGAAGTCGGACAGACCGTGCGCAACATGTCGGAGCCGATGAAGGAAGTCGAGAAGCTGGTTCTCGAGCGAAAGCTGGCGCACGGCAACTGTCCGGCTATGACGTGGATGATCAGCAACGTCGTCGCGAAGATCGACGTGAAGGACAACATCTATCCGAACAAGGAACGGGCAGAGCAGAAGATTGACGGCCCCGTCGCGCTAATCATGGCGGTCGGGCGTGCAATGCTGAACGAAGAAGGACCGGACCTTAGCGATTTCATCTCCAACCCGGTGATTGTCTAATGAACCTTGCGCAAAAAGCCCGGGCGTGGATCGGGAAGTCGTTCGGACTTACCGACGTCGCCGTCTGGCGGCGGTTTGCGGGAACCGACACGTACGCCGGCAAGCCGGTCAACACGCACACGGCACTCCAAGTCGCCACGGTGTGGGCGTGCATCCGTCTGATTTCGGAAACGATCTCGACGCTGCCGCTCATCACGTATCAACGAAACGGAAGCGGCGGGCGCGATGTCGCCCGCGACCACTGGCTGTACGCGCTGCTGCACGATGCGCCGAACGCCAATATGACGGCCGTCGAGTTCTGGGAAGCGGTCGTCTCGCACCTCTGCCTCTGGGGCAATTCGTACTGGCTGAAGACGTACGTCGGCAAGCGCGTCGTGTCGCTCGAGCTGCTGCGGCCCGATCGCATGGTCGTGAAGATCGACAGGGACGGCTTCCTTGTCTACGCGTATTCGGACCCGCGTCACGGATACAAGGAATACACCGAGGAAGAGATCGCACATCTGAAAGGCTTCGGCGTCGATGGCCTCATCGGCCTGTCGCCGATCGCATACGCGCGCAACAGCCTGTCATCGGCGATGGCCGCGGACGAGGCGAGCGGGCGCGTGTTCGCGAACGGCATGCGGGCGGGTGGCGCGCTGAAGGTGAACCAGATCCTGAAGCCAGACCAGCGTGAGTCGATCCGCGCGGGCCTCGCCGAACAGCTCGCCGGCACGGCGAATACCGGCAAGCTGCTGGTGCTCGAAGCTGGCATGGAATACCAGGGCCTCAGCATCAATCCCGATGACGCGCAGATGCTCGAAACGCGCGCGTTCAACATCGAAGAAATATGCCGCTGGTTTCGCGTGCCGCCGTTCATGGTCGGCCACAGCGAGAAATCGACGAGCTGGGGCACGGGGCTCGAGCAGCAGATGCAGGGCTTCCTGACGTTCGCGCTTCGTCCGTATCTCACGCGCATCGAGCAGTGCGTCTCGAAAAGCCTGCTTTCGCCCGTCGACCGCCTGAAGTACTACTCGGAATTCAGCCTCGAAGGCCTGATGCGTGCCGATTCGGCCGGGCGCGCAGCGCTGTATTCGTCGGCGGCACAGAACGGCTGGATGACGCGCAACGAGATCCGCGAGTTGGAGAATCGGCCGCCGGTCGACGGTGGTGATTCGCTGACGGTGCAATCCAATCTTCTGCCGATCGATCAACTCGGCGCGCAGGGCGATAGCACGGCCGCGCGCGACGCGCTGAAAAGCTGGCTCGGCATTGAGGGAGTGAAACATGAATCGTAAGAGCGCCGCGTTCAAGACGCGAGCATTCCAGTGGGACACGAAGGCCGTCAAAGAAGACGGCCTTTTTTCTGGCTACGGCTCGGTCTTCGGTGTCGTCGACAGCTACAACGAGATCGTCGCGCCCGGCGCGTTCGCCGACAGCCTGGCCGAACTGAAGGCCAACGAGCGCGCGCTGCCGGTGCTCTGGCAGCACCGCACCGGCGAGCCGATCGGCGACTGGCAGTCGCTCGCCGAGGACGGCGTCGGCCTGAAGGGCGACGGCGCGCTGTGGCTCGACGAGGCGCCGTACGCAAAGATCGCGTTCCGCGGCATGAAGTCGCGCGCGATCACCGGTCTGTCGATCGGCTACTACGTGCGCGATTCGAGCTACGACGAGAAGACGGGCGTGCGCACGCTGCGCGCGGTCGACCTGGTCGAAGTCTCCATTGTGACCGTGCCGGCCAACGACGAGGCGCGCATCGACGCCGTGAAGTCGCGCATCGCGCACGGCGAGCTTCCATCTCTTTCGGATTTCGAGGGGATCCTGCGTGAGGCAGGCTTCTCGAAGTCGCAGGCCGCGGTGATCGCCAATCGCGGACTGAAACACCTGCTTGATCGGAGTGAGTCCGAGGGCAAAGGCGACGTTTCGGAGCTCGTAAAGAGCATCGGCAATTTCTCACTCCCATCCTTTAACTAAGGGAAGACAGCATGAACCATATCGAACGCATGATCCAGCGCAAGGGCGCGATCGACAACGCGGACGACAAGAACGAGATCAAGCAGATCGTCGAAGCGCTCGCGAAGCGCGACAACGAGATGAAGTCGTTCTGCGAAAAGGCCACGGAAGAAATCAAGTCCACCGGCAAGATCGCCGCCGACACGAAGTCCGCACTCGAAAAGCTGTCGAGCGACGGCATCGAGATGCAGACGCGTCTCACCGACCTCGAACAGAAGCTGGCTCGTCGCGGCGCGGGCAGCGTGGATCTCGACGCGAAGTCGATCGGTGCGCAATTCACCGACTGCGACGACTTCAAGACGCTCGCAGCGAAGGGGCGCGGCATCGCGCGCATGGCGCTGAAGGCCGTGACCAGCATCACGAGCGCGACGACCGGCACGGGCGGTGTCGGCGACGCGATCCGCCCGGATCGTCAGGCCGGCATCATCACGCCGCAACTGCGCCAGATGACGATCCGCGACCTGCTGCTGCAGGGCCGCACGTCCTCGAACGCGATCGAGTATGTGAAGGAAACCGGCTTCCAGAACATGGCCGCGATGGTGGCCGAAGGTGGCGCGAAGCCGCAGTCGGACCTGTCGTTCGACCTCGTGACGACGACCGTCAAGACGCTGGCCCACTGGGTGCGCGCGTCGAAGCAGGTTCTCGCGGACATCCCGCTGCTGCAAAGCTACATCGACGGCCGCCTGCGTTACGGTCTGCAGTACGTCGAGGAAAACCAGATCCTCGCTGGCGACGGCACGGGCCAGAACCTGCTCGGTTTGATTCCGCAGGCGACGGCGTTCAACGAAACGCTGCGTAAGTCGGGCGACACGCCGATCGACATCATCCGTCGCGCGATCCTCCAGTCGCGCATCGCCGAATACCGCCCGAGCGGCATCGTGTTGAACCCGAACGACTGGGCCGACATGGAGCTGCAGAAGGACACGACCGGCCAGTACATCTGGGTGAACGTGCAGGACGGCGGCCAGCAGCGCATGTGGAAGCTGCCGGTGATCGACACGAACGCGATCGCCGCGGGCAAGTTCCTCATCGGCGCGTTCAACATGGCCGCCGAAGTGTTCGATCGCGAAGACGCGAACGTCGAGGTTTCGACCGAAGACGCCGACAACTTCACGAAGAACATGGTCACGATCCGTGCGGAAGAGCGCCTCGCGCTCGCGGTGTACCGTCCGGAATCGTTGGTCTACGGCGACCTCGCAGACCCGACGCCGTAAGTCGGGATGGTGATCTGATAGACGGAGGCGGGCGGCGCAAGTCGCCCGCATGAATCATGGAAATCAAGATCTTGAAGACGCATCAGGAACACGGCGCCGGCTGGGTTCATGCTGGCGAAACGCGCACCGTCTCGGACGAGCGCGCGAAAGACCTGATTCGTAACGGCCTCGCCGAAGAGGTGAAGTCGACGAAGAAGGCGGAAGCATCGGAAGCCAAGGCGGCGCCGGTTGCCGAGAACAAGAAGCGCGCCGAGCCGGCGAACAAGGCTTCGAAATGATCCTCGACCGGGCACTTGCTATCGCACACGCGCGCGTCGACGCCGATGATCCGCTGATCGATACATACCTCGCTGCGGCGATCGGCGAAGCCGAAGAATTCACGAACCGGCGCTTCTACTCGACCAACGAGGAAATGGCGCAGGCAGTGCTCGACGGAACCGCGGGCGATGATCCGATGGTTATCGAGCCGCCGATCGTCGCCGCAATCCTGCTGATCTTCGGCCGTCTCTACGCGATGCGCGAGGACGTCGTGACCGGCCAGGCGATGGAAATGCCGCGCGGCTCGCGCTCTATGCTGCAGCCGTACCGCGTGAACATGGGAGTCTGATATGCCGACAGCCGGCGAACTGAACAAGCTCGTGAAGATTCGCCGCTGGCAGGACATTCCGGATGCCGGATTCGGCATCGAGCAGACGTTCGATGCGGGCTTCGACGTCTGGGCGAAGCGCGCGCCGGTGAGCAGCGGCATCTTCTTCGGGTCCATGCAGGTGAACAGCGCCGTGACCGACCGTTTCATCGTGCGCCGCTCGGCGCGCGTCACCGAAGCGTCGATCACGGGCGAGCATGTCGTCGAGCACGGCGGGCTGCGCTATCGCGTAAAGCGCACTCTGCCGCTCGACGGCGACGCGGTGTTCGTCGCGATCGACGCCGAACTGCTGGGGGCGATATGAGCGACGGCGTCGAAGTTCACGTCGGATGGACGGGGCACACGCGGATCGACTTCGACAAGAAGAAGATCCGCAAGGTGATGCGGGCGCGCGGGCGCGACATCCAGAAGGAAGCGCGGCGCCTCGTCGCGCGGCGCGCGGTGTCAGCGCCCGGCGAGTATCCCGGCCGCGACACGGGCACGCTTTGGCGCAGCATTAAATCGAAGGTGAGCCGTTCCGGCTTCCTCGTGCGAATCGCGCCGCAGAAGACGCCTGAGATGGGCGGTGATTTCTACCCCGCATTCCTCTGGTATGGCGTGCGGCGCAAGGGCGGGGACGAGGGCAGTGCGTGGCGCATCGATCCACGCGCGAACTACATGACCGAAGCGCTGGATCGTCGGCGCGAAGTGTCGCAATCCACGATCAAGGCAGCGCTTCAAGATGCGCTGATTCCGCGATGAACCTCGAAGCAGTCATCGAACACATCCGTGCGCGCGCGCCGATCTTCGCGCAGCGCGTCGCGGGCGCGGCGCAATTCAAGATTCTGCCGGAAGCCGCGAACATGCTGGTGCCGTCGGCGTATGTCGTGCCGCTCGACGAGAACCCGGATCAGCAACAGAGCAGCAACAGCTATCGGCAGACGGTCGAGGATTCGTTCGCTGTCGTCGTCGTGCTGAGCAACGCGGCCGACGAGCGCGGCCAGAGCGCGATCACGAGCGTTCATGACATCCGCAAGATCCTCTTCCAGACGCTGGTCGGTTGGGAGCCGGGCGAAGACTACGACCAGATCGAATACGACGGCGGGTCGCTGCTGCAGATGGACCGTGCGCGTCTCTATTACCAGTTCGAATTCAAGGCGCAGTACGACATCTCGTACGAGGACACGTGGAAGTGGGTGCGTGACAACGAGTTGCCGTCGCTCGAAGGGCTGAACGTGCGCGTCGACGCGATCGACCCGGCCGACCCGAATCACCCGAAACAGGATTTCCCAGACGACCCGAACGCCTATGAGGGCGGATCTCCCGGGCCGGATGGCCGCGCCGAAACTGGCGCAACGATCGACCTCCCGCAAACATAGGAGCAACCCATGCGTATCAAACCGGTATCCGGTCGGCAAGTGCCCGACCCGGAGAAGGGGGGCTATTTGCCCGAAGAAGGCCGAGAGGTCGAGCCGAACGTCTACTGGCTGCGTCGCCTCAACGACGGCGACGTGACCGAAGTAATCGCCGATGACGGCGAATCGCAACCCGTGAAGAAAGGGACCAAATAATGACCGTGCCATTCCAAAACGTTCCGGCCAATGAAAGGGTTCCCCTCTTCTACGCCGAAGTCGACAACAGCCAGGCGGGCTACTTCGCGCAGTCTGTTCGTACTCTGCTGATCGGCCAGAAATTGGCGGCCGGAACCGCGACGGCAAACGTGCCGCAGCTCGTCTCCCGCAGCGATCAGGCGAAGACGCTCTTCGGCGTCGGTTCGATGCTCGCGCGCATGCACGCGAAGTATCGCGAAGGCGATGCGTCGGGCGAAGTCTGGTGCATCGCACTCGACGATCCGGGTGCAGGCGCTTCGGCGACCGGTTCGTTCGCGCTCACCGGCACGGCGACGGCTGGCGGCACGCTCAACGCGTACATCGGCGCTGACCGCGTGCAGGTCGGTGTGGCCGCAAGCGACACGGCTGCCACGGTGGCGACCGCTCTGGCGGCGGCAATCAACGCGAACACGGATCTGCCCGTGACGGCTGCGGCTTCGACTGGCACGGTCACGCTGACCGCGCGGAACAAGGGCGCGCTCGGCAATGATCTGCTGCTGCAGATGAATCAGAAGGGCGCGGCTGGCGGCGAATACACCCCAGCCGGTATCACCGCCACCGTCAACGCGATGAGCGGCGGATCGGCTGTGCCGTCGCTGGCTGCGGCTGTCGCGGCGATGGGCGACGACGAATACGACTTCATCATCGAGCCGTATGCGGATACCACGACGCTGGATCTGATGCGCACGACGATGAATGACACGACGGGCCGCTGGGCATGGAATCGCCAGATCTATGGCCACGTCTACTCGGCTCTGCGCGGCACTTTCTCGGCTGTGCAAGCCGCGGGCGCCGCGCGCAACGATCAACACGTTACCGTTGCCGGCTTCGAGACGCTCGTGCCGAACCCGGTCTGGGAATACGCGGCCGCGTATGGCGCGCGCAATGCGGTGTTCATTGCCGCCGATCCGGCGCGTCCCACGCAGACCGGCGAACTGACCGGCATTACCGCGGCACCGGCAAGCAACCGCTACATCCAGACGGAGCGTCAAACGCTGCTCAACTCGGGCATCGCGACGAGCTACGTGTCGGGCGGCGTCGTGCGCGTCGAGCGCGCGATCACGACCTACCAGAAGAATCTCTGGGGTCAGGCCGACGCGTCGTACCTCGACAGCGAGACGTTGCACCAACTCGCGGCGATTATCCGCCGGTTGCGCAGCCGCATCACGACGAAGTATCCGCGTCACAAGCTGGCCAACGACGGCACGCGCTTCGGCGCTGGTGCGGCGATCGTCACGCCGAGCGTGATCCGCGGCGAGCTTGCAGCGGAATACGCGGACATGGAAGACGAAGGCCTTGTCGAGAACGCCAAAGCATTCGCCGACAACCTCATCGTCGAGCGCAACGCGGATAACCCGAACCGGCTCGACGTGCTGTTCCCGCCGGATCTCGTCAATCAGTTGCGTATCTTCGCCGTCCTGGCGCAGTTCCGCCTTCAGTATTAAGGAGTAGCACATGGGTAAGCGCGTAGCAGGGATGTGCTTCGTGAAGGTCGACGGCGAGCAGCTCGAAGTGAAGGGCAGCCTCGAAGCGACCATCGGCGAGGTCGTGCGCGAGACGGTGTCGAGCACGAAGGGCGCGGTCGGCTTCAAGGAGACGAACCGCGTGCCGTCCGTGAAGGTGACGGCGATCTTCATGCCGGATTTCCCGATCGACACGTTGATCAACGGCACCGACATGACCATCACGTCGGAATTCGCCAACGGCAAGGTGCACACGCTCTCGGGCGCGTACCTCGTCGGCGAGCCGACGGCAAAGGGCGAGGACGGTGAAGTCGACCTCGAATTCGAAGGCACGAAGGGAATCTGGCAATGATCGTCACACTCAGCAAGCCGATCTCGGCGCATGGCGAAGAAGCGCAGGAGTTGGACCTGCGCGAGCCGACCGCGAAAGACGTGATGGAACTCGGCTATCCCTACCTCGTCGTGCAGAGCGACGACGGTCAGGGGGTCGAGCTTCGCCCGAAGGTCGTCGCGCGCTACGTCGTGCGTCTCGCGAAGATTCCGATGTCGTCGGTCGAACAGTTGGCGATTTCGGATCTCTCCGCGCTGCAGGCAATCGTGATGGGCTTCTTCGGTCAGGACGCGGCAGGCGCAGGCGCGTAAGCGAGGGGCCGTGGACGAAGACGAACTGGCGGCGGAGGCACTGGCCGCGAGCCAGGCCGAAGCGTTCGAACAGCGCGTCTTCGACCTGGCGTATTTCTGGAAGATCAGCCCCGCCGAGGTGATGGCGCTCTCGCTCACCGACTTCAATCGCTACGAGCGAAACGCGCTGCGCATCGCCGAACAACAGAGGCCCGAGGATGGCTGATTCCTTCCAACTGAAAGCGATTCTGAGCGCGGTCGACAAGATCTCGCCGACGCTTCAGAAAGTGCGCACGGGCATTAATGCCACGCACAAGACGTTTCGCGATCTCGGCGGCGCAAGCCGCGGGCTGCTCGGCAGCATCGGCCTGCCCGCCGCGATCAGTTTCGGCGCGGTCGGGTTTGCCGCGCTGCACGCGGCGCAGGGCGCGCTCGAATACGCCGGCGCGCTGCAAGACGCGTCGGACAAGACAGGCGTTGCGATCGGGCCGCTTCAGTCGCTGCAGACGGTCTTCGAGGCGAGCGGTGTGTCGAGTGAGGACTTCATAGAGTCCGTCACGAAGCTGAACAAGGGACTCGCCGAGGCGGGCGCGGGCAAAGACGACAGTCTGCTTCATCTGCTGACGAAGCTGCGCATTCCGCTGCGCGACGCGAAAGGTCAGATTCGCAGCGTCGAATCGGTCCTGCCGCAGTTGGCCGACGCCTTTGAGAAGAATGAGAACCCCGCCGTGCGCACGCGCATCGCGATGGAACTGTTCGGCAAGGCCGGCGCGAAGATGATCGCCACGCTGAAGGGCGGCGGCAAGGCGCTGATTGATGCACAGAACGATGCCAAGCGGCTCGGTGCGGTGCTGTCGGACGAGGCGACGGGCAAGCTCGACGACCTCGGCGACAGCTTCGGGCTGATCTCGCGGCAGATCAAAGTGCAGATCGCCGCAGCGTTCGCGGTCGCGGCACCATCGGTGATGGCTGCCGTGAAGGCGGTTTCCGAATGGATCGGCGCGAACAAGGAACTGCTGCAGCAGAAGATCGGCGGCTACATCGAGCGCGTCGCGAAGGCGTTTCAAGGCTGGGTCGAGTCCGGCGGCTTCGAGGCGCTCGGGACGGGCATCATTCGCGTGATCGACGGCATCGATTCGTTCGTGTCGGCGGTCGGCGGGTTGCGCAACGTGCTGTACGGGCTCGGAACGATCATGCTCATCGGCCCGGTGTCGTCGGCGGTGCAACTCGCGGCAGTATTCCTGCGGATCGGCACGTACATCTTCCCGTTCTTCGCGAAGGGCGTGCTCATCGCCGTGCGGGCGCTGTTCCTGTTGAGCCGCGCGTTTCTGACAAACCCGATCGGCATTGCCGTCGCATTGATCGCGGGCGCCGCGTATCTGATCTATCGCAACTGGGAGACGGTTGGCCCGTTCTTCACGGCGCTGTGGGATGGGGTGAAGGCGATCTTTACGGCCGGATTCGAGTTCGTGAAGGCGTACTTCCTGAACTTCACGCCGCTCGGGCTGATCATCAAGAACTGGGAGCCGATCGTTACGTACTTCTCGGGCCTCTGGGACCGTGTGAAGGGCTTCGTCGATCCGATTCTCGACGCGGGTCGGTCCGTGCTCGGTGCGATCGGCGGATTCTTCACTGGTCCGGCACCGTCGCCGGCTCGCGCGGGCGCGAACGTGCTGCAGCAACCTGCGGCGCTCCAGTCTTCGCCCGTGCCGCTGTCGCGCGGTCCGCTCGCGGGCGCGCTGGCTGGTGCAGGCGGACAGACGAAGCTGAACGGCGAACTCGTCGTGCGGTTTCAGGATGCGCCCCCGGGCACGCGCGTCGATCCGGGCAGCAGCAATCAGCCGGGCTTGTCGATCAACCCCGATGTGGGATACCGCAGTCAACTGGCGTTCTGATCTATGGCGTGGAAAGACAAACTGCAGCCGGCGACGTTCCGGGGCGTGCCGTTCGAGGTTGAATCCGACGATGGCAGCTTCGGGCGGCGCACGCAGGTGCACGAGTATCCGCAGCGCGACAAGCCGTACGCGGAGGATCTCGGACGCGCCACGCGCGAGTTGAATGTAACGGCATTCCTCATCGGCGCCGACTACCTCGACGCGCGCGACAAGCTGCTCGAAGCGCTGGAGACGGCCGGCCCGGGCACGCTCGTGCATCCGTGGTATGGCGAGCTGAAGGTTTCGCTGAAAGACCCCGCGCGCGTCTCGCACAGCATCGCGAACGGCGGCATGTGCACGGTGCAGCTTTCGTTCGTCGAGGCGGGCGAACTGGCGTTCCCGAGCGCGGGCAATTCGCTCGGCGCGAAGTCGCTGGAGGCGGCCGACAGGCTGCAGGAGGCTGGATCTTTCGACTACGTCGAGAAATTCGACGTGAACGGCAAGGCGTCGTCGGTGTTCGACGACGGCGTGAAGACGTTCAATGACGCGCTCGATCTGATCGACAACGCCGAATCGACGGTGAAATCGATCATGTCGAACCCGCTGGATTTTTTGAAGCAGCGCGCAACGACGCTGATTCCTGATGCCGTGGCGATGGCCGACACGATCTTCGGCATGTACAAGCGCGGCGAGTCGGTCGTTGAGAGCGTCGCGTCGATGTTTGGCGGCGGCGGGGCGAGCGCACGCAACGGCGACGTGGTGTCGGCGCTCACGAGCCTGAGCGCGACATTCGCGAATCGAGCCACGATTGCGGATGCGGTTGCGAAGACGCCCGGCATCAGCCCGAGCCGCGCGCAGGCCGCGACGAACGCGGCGGCAATCAATCATCTGTTCGGACAAGCGGCGCTCGTGCAGGCCGTCGGCATGACGACGACGATGGATCTGCCGATCTATGACGACGCGGTGAAGATCCGCGACAACGTGACGGCTGCGCTCGATAACGAGAGCCTGATCGTCTCGGACCCGGTCTACGTCGCGCTGCAGGACGCGCGCGCCGCGGTCCACGCTGATGTGACCGGGCGTCTCTCGCAAAGCGCGCGGCTGAAGACGATCACGCCGCGCTCGATCACGCCTGCCCTGGTGACGGCATACGACCAGTTCGAGGACGTCGCGCGCGAGGGCGAGATCGTGGACCTCAACAAGATTCGCCGGCCCGGCTTCGTGCCAGCCGAACCGATCAGGGTGCTGTCGGTATGACCGATGACAAGAACGCCGTGCGCTTGTTGGTGAACGGCAAGGAATACGGCGGCTGGAAGTCGGTAGAGATCACGGCCGGCATCGAGCGACAGGTGCGCGAGTTCGAGCTCAGCGTCACCGATAAGTGGCCCGGGCAGACGGACGTCCCGCGGCGTATCCGCCCGGGCGACGAGTGCGAAGTGTTCATCGGCGAGGATCGCGTGCTGACGGGGTACGTCGACGCGACGCCGATCCGATACGACGGGCAGAGCCTCACGGTCGGCGTGAAAGGCCGCAGCAAGACGTCTGATCTGGTGGATTGCTCGGCGGTCAATAAGCCGGGCAGTTGGGCGGGCGCGAAGGTCGAGCGCATCGCGGCCGATCTCGCAGGCGTGTACGGCATCAAGGTCGTCACGCAGATGGACACGGGCGCGGCGCTCGCGCACGCGATCGACCAGGGCGAGAGCGTGTTCGAGTCGATCGACCGCATGCTGAAGCTTCGGCAGTTGCTTGCGACCGACGACGCGCTCGGGCAACTCGTTTTCATCGACGTCGGCACGGCCGGCACGGCGAAGACCGCGCTGAAGCTCGGCGAAAACATCATGTCGGCGGATGCGCCGCTCGACTACAAGGACGTCTATACCGAATACGTCTGCAAGGGGCAGCGCTCCGGCACGGATGACGACTTCGGTGAGACGGTCGCGAGCGAGTTCGCGGATCTGACCGACACGAGCGTGCTGAAGCGTCACCGCGTCCTCGTGAAGAAATCGAGCGGGCAGTGTGACGGCGGCACCGCGGCGCAGCGCGTGCGATACGAGCAGGCGCATCGTAAGGCGAAGGCGCTGGAAACGACGTACACGGTCGCGGGCTGGCGGCAATCCGATGGCTCGCTGTGGCTGCACAACCAATTCGTGCGCGTGGTCGACCCGGTGATCGGTTTCGACGATGAGTTCGTCATCGCCGAGGTGACGTATTCGCTGAGCGATCAGGGCATGGTCTGTCGCCTGCAGGTCGGGCCGAAGGATGGCTACGTCAACAGCCCGGCGAAGAAGGCCGGCAAGAAGAAGGGCACCGGCGAGGGGGGCGATTGGAAGGACGTCGTGCCCGCCGACAGCAAGGCGCCCAAGGTCAACAATGCAGCCGTGAAGTCGAAGAGCGGCTGGTCTGACGTGAAACGCTAATGGATTCCCGAGCATTCGCAAAGATGGCTGGGCCTATCACGCGGCGCATTCAGAACATGCTCGCGCGCGGGACGGTCGCGCTCGCCAACGCATCGACGAAGATGCAATCGCTGCAGTTGAACCTGCTCGCGGACGAGACGGCGGATAACGTCGAGCACTTCGAGCCATACGGCTTCACGAGTCGGCCGCGCGCGGGCGCGGAAGCGGTCGCCGTGTTCCTCGACGGTGATCGGTCGCACGGCATCACGGTCGTTGTCGCAGATCGTCGATACAGGCTCACGGGGCTGGGAGACGGCGACGTCGCGCTGCACGACGACAAGGGACAGTCGATCGTGCTCGGCGCCGACGGCATCACCATCACCGGAAACGTGAAGGTGATCGGCGCGCTTCAAGCAACGGAAGGTATCAGCGGAGCCGATGGCATGACGATAACCGGGAACGTCAACATCACCGGCGACGCGACCATCGGAGGGAAGTCCTTCTTGGGTCACAAGAACGGCGGGCTGTCTCTGGACTGACCGTCGCAACGATTGAGAGTCGGCCGCCTTCGGCGGCTTTTTTTTGGGGCGCTCATGCCTAGTTACGCGCAGGACGTGCCGCTCTACATCGACGGCGTCGAATCTTCGCTGCTCGCCGAGACGAACCCGCTCGTGCGCGCGGTGATCATGTCGCTCTTCACGTGGCGCCGCGCGGAGCCCGACGACCCCATCGACGACACGAAGTGGGGCTGGTGGGGCGACAACGTCTCGGACGTCGAGAACGACCAGATCGGGTCGCGCCTCTGGCTGCTCGCGCGCGAGAAGCTGACGCAAAGCACGCTGAATCGCGCCGAGCAATACGCGAAGGAAGCGCTCGCGCACCTGATCGACGACGGCGTCGCGACGCGCGTCACGGTGGCCGCCGAGCGCATCAGAAACGACGGGTTAGGTCTGACCGTAACGATTTATCGAGTGGACGCTGCAGCAACGACGCTGCGGTTTTCTAACGTCTGGAGTCTGATCAACAATGTTTAACCGCCCGGCGCTCACCGATATTGTCGCGCGCACGCGCGGCGACCTGCTCACGCGATTGAGCCAGGACGAATTACTGCGCCGATCCGACGCCGAGGTGCTCTCGCGCGTGCTGGCCGGTGCCTCGCATGAGATCCACGGCTATCTCGACTGGATCGCGCGGCAAGTCATCTATGACACTGCCGACGACGAGATCTTGATCCGATGGGCATCGATCTGGGGCGTCGAGCAGAAGGCGGCCGCGGCGGCAAGCGGGAATGTGTTGGTGACAGGCGCGGTCGGCACGCTCATCCCCGTCGACACGCTGATGAAGCGCGCGGACGGCGAAGAGTTCACGGTCACGGCGGACACGACGCTCGGCGCGAGCGCGACTTCCGTCCCGGTCGAAGCCGTTGAGGCCGGTGCGGCCGGCAACACCGTCGCTACGACCACCCTCACGCTTCTGAATCCGATCGCGGGTGTGCAGTCGGTCGTCACGGTCGATTCCGGCGCTCTCACAAACGGATCGGACATCGAGTCCGTCACCAGCCTTCGCAGCCGATTCATCGCGCGCATTCAACAGCCTCCGGCGGGCGGTTCGAAATCCGATTACGAGCGGTGGGCGCTTGAGGTGCCCGGCGTCACGCGCGCATGGGTGTACCCGAAGGAGATGGGTGCTGGCACGGTGACGGTGCGATTCGTCCGAGACAACGACGCGTCGATCATCCCCGATGCCGCCGAGGTTCTGGCGGTGCAGAACTACATCGACGACCCGAGTCGCCGACCGGTTACTGCCGATGTGTACGTCGTCGCGCCGGTTGCCGTTCCGCTCAATTTCACGATTCAACTCACGCCCGCAACAGCGGCCGTTAAAGCCGCAGTCGAGGCAGAGTTGCGCGACCTGCTCCTGCGCGAGGCCGCGCCGGGCGTCACGCTGCTCATCAGCCACATTCGGGAAGCGGTTAGCACGGCGGCCGGCGAGACAGACAACGTGGTCGTGTCGCCTACGACAAATCAGGTGTACACGACGGGGCAGATGCCGGTATTCGGGAGCATTACATGGGCTTGACGGCTGCCGACTACCTGGAGCTTTGCCAAAACCTGACGCCATACGGCCCCGCGTGGCCGCGCGAGCCGGATGCGTTCGTGACGCGCTTGCTCGATGCGTGGGCGCAGGAATTCGAGCGGATCGAAGAACGCATCGACGCGCTGATCGAAGAGGCCGATCCGCGCACCGCGATCGAACTACTCGCTGACTGGGAGCGGAACTACGGACTTCCCGACGAATGCTATCCGGACGCGGTGACGATCGCAGAGCGGCGCGGGCGCTTGTTGCAAAAGATCGCGTTCGAGGGCGGGCAGTCACGGCAGTTCTTCATCGACTTCGTTGCCGCGCTCGGTTATCCAGACGCCACGATCACCGAATACAAGCCGTTCAAGGCAAACAGTAAATGCAACGCGCCATTGAATCAGGGCGGGTGGCGGTATGCCTGGCGAATTGCCGTTCCATCGGCGTCAACGTCGGTGCGGTTCAAGGCGAACAGCCGCGCCAATGAGCCGCTCACGCGCTTCGGTGATCCGGGCCTCGCCTGCATTCTCGCGAAGTACGCACCAGCACACACAGTTCTTTACATCGATTACGGAGAGGCCTGATGCGCCGAATTTCCACAGCAACGCGTGTCGTCGACAAGTTCGGCGCCGGCAAAGACGGCTTCACGAACGGTAATGCGGTCAGCGGTATCGCCGCGACCGATCTCGAGGACGTCTGGTTCGACCACGTTCAGGAAGAGATCGCGAACGTGGTCGAGACGTCCGGCCAGACTCTGAGCGCAGCGGACCGAACGCAGCTCCTGAAGGCTATCAGGGGTGTGACTCCCGGTCGTTTGTTGAACATTCAAATTTTCACGTCAACGGGCACGTACACGCAGACACCGGGTTGCAAGGCGCAACTCATTCTGGCGGTCGGCGGCGGCGCCAGCGGCGCGGGAACGCCAGTCACGGGCGCGAGCCAATGCGCGGTGGGCGGTCCGGGTGGATCGGGTGCCTATGCCGAAGTCTATTTCGCAACGCCTGTTGCGAGCGGAACGACAATCACGATCGGCCCTGGCGGGACGCCTGTCAACGGTGGCGGCAATAACGGCGGTACGACTTCAGTGGGTTCCGCGATCACGTGCCCCGGCGGGCGCGTCGGGTCTGGCGCAGGTCCGAGCGCGCCTCCCTTGCTCACGGGCGGGGGTAACGGTGCGACTGGCTTTGCAACGCAAAGCGGCGGGCAGGCGATTCTGCTTACGGCAGGGAACCCCGCGCAGATAACTTTTGCGCTCGGGCTTGGCACTACCGCAATTGGAGCGTCGCCGGGCGCTGACGGTCCATGGGGCGGGGGTGGCGTCGTGCAAGCTGGGAATGCGCCAGGCAATTCGGCCTCGGCACCCGGCGCCGGAGGCTCGGGCTGCGTCACCAATGCGTCCCAGGCGTCGATCTCCGGCGGCGCGGGCGCTAACGGGCGCGTGATAATTTATGAATTCGGAGCGGTCTAAATCATGCAAACCTACGCACACATCGATCAGGGGCGCGTTGCTGAAATTATCGGACCCTTGTCATACGCCGAAGACGTGATGGACGAGAACGGCGAAGTCATTCACAGGGCGGGCGACTACATTCCCATCGAGAATCGCTACACGCCTGAGTTCGTCGCTGTGCTCGTCGATATTACGGGCCGCGACCCGATGCCAACTGTAGGGATGGTGTACGACGGCACCAACTTCTCCGAATACGTTCCGCCGTCGCCTTCACCCGCTGACATCCTTGCGGCGAACACGGCGACACGTGACGCGCTCCTTCAGCAGGCGACGCAGGCTATCAATCCGCTTCAGGATGCTGTCGACCTCGATGAGGCGACGCCTGCAGAAACTGCGCTCCTCAAACTGTGGAAGCAATATCGCGTCGCCGTCAATCGCGTCGATCTCACGCAGGCAAGTCCGGCGTGGCCGATTGCGCCATCCGCCTGATCGCCAGGCGAGAGTTCAAGAGCCGCCTCCGGGCGGCTTTTCATTTTCACTCACGGCGCATAGGAGTCCGCATGTCCGTATCACAGCACCCTCCAGATACACGCCGTAGCTGGTTCGACGGGACGATCAATATCCCGACGGTCTTGTCCGTGATGTTCGCGGCCGTCTCTGCGACAGGTTTTTGCATTGGGCTCTACAACAACGTTTCTCAGCGCGTCTTGTTACTCGAAGAGCGCGATCGACAGCAGGAAGTGCACTTCCAAGCCATCGAACGCGATCAGGCCGCACTGCGCAGCGATGTGAAAGACCAGCTCAAGGCGATCGGCTCCGACATCAAGGACACGAATTCGAAGCTGGACCAGTTGCTTTACAACCGCGCTGGCGTTCGACCTGAAACGCGAGGGTGGACGCGGTAGGCCGGATCTATTTCTGATTGATCGACTTGCTGTCGACGATGCTTTCGTTTGCGGCCTGCTCGATCAGCGCCTTGTAAAGCCCGGCAGCAACGAAGACGCCGAGCACGACGGAACACCACGTCGGAAGGAAATCGGCCCATTGGTGCAAGGCGATGCCGGCGACCACGCCAGCGGCAGCGCTTCCAAGCGCGAACTTTTCGGTTCTTTTCATTTTTCTGTCCTCGTTCGGCCGCCTTCGGGCGGCTTTTTATTTGGCTGCGACCCGGAGCGATTATGCCACTCATCCCGTTCACCAGACTACGGCTCACGCTGGCCGATGGCTGGCAGAAGCTGCACAAGAAAGGCACGGTGATCGCCGGCGCCGCGTTCACCGCGCTCGCCGGCGCGGGTCCGCTCATCTCGCAAACGTGGTCCGGCATGCCGCGCGAACTGCGCGACGTGATCCCGCAGAACGTGCAGCAGTGGATTGCCTACACGATCTTCGGCTTGTCGTTCATCGCAATCCGCTACACGTCGGTGAAGCGCACCCCGAAGGAGGGCGGCGATGGCGCGGATCAAATCTGAAGACGCGGGCGGGCAGAACGTCGTTGCGTTCCTCGACATGCTTTCCATCTCGGAAGGGACGTCGATCGACCCTGATAGCGACGACGGCTACAACGTGATCGTCGGAGGGGCGCTCTTCGTCGGCTATGCGGATCATCCGCGGCGCCTCGTGCAGCTGCGGCGCCTCGGCATTGCGTCGACGGCAGCCGGGCGTTACCAGCTGCTCGCGCGCTACTTCGACGCGTACAAGCGCCTGCTCGGGCTGCACGACTTTTCGCCGATCTCGCAAGACAAGATCGCCATCCAGCAGATCTGCGAGCGCCGCGCAATCGACGACATCGTTGCGGGCCGCATCGAGAGCGCAATCGCGAGGTGCTCGAACATCTGGGCGAGCCTGCCCGGCAACAGCTACGGCCAGTTCCAGCACAAGGTCGAGACGCTGCGCGCGGCCTACATCCTCCATGGGGGCACCTTATGTTGAGCCTGATTCTTGAGTTCGGTCCGTGGGTCGTCGCGGCGCTCGCCGCGGTGTTCGGCTTCACGCGCCATCAGCAGGCAAAGACGGCTGCCGCGGAGGCGAAACAGACGGTTGCCGAAGCCAATGCTGCAGTTCAGCAAGCGAAGACGCAAGTCGCCGAAGCGCGTGACGGCGAAGCGCAAGCCAATGCCGCTGCCGCGCGCACCGGCGCCGAAGCCTCGAAGGAGAGAACCCATGTGGAAAACGACGTTGCTGCTCTGCCTGCTGGCTCTGCCGCTGACGAGCTGCGAAACGAGTGGGGCCGACCGGGTGAAGACGCCGGTCGCGGAGCCGTTGGTGCAGGTCAAGACCCGAATCGTTGACACGGCGTGCGACTGGACGAAGCCGATCTACGTGAGCGCGACGGATGTGCTCAGCGACGAGACTGCGAAGGCGATTCTCGCGCACAACCGGGCGGGCGCAGCCCAGTGCGGTTGGAAGCCGACCGGCCGCTGACGTAGCAATGACGAGCGCCCTCAAAAACTCCTTCGGATGGTGGCGAGGCCGTTGCTTTCTCGCCGTTTCTTCCGAAGGCGTCCTGCCGCCACGTTGTAGATTGGCTTCTCGATCCAGTAGTGCGCCGCGGCTGACACTGCCAGCGAAACGACGATGGATGCGATCAGCATCCCGACTGGTCCGAGCGATTGAAGATGCTGCGAAACGGCCCACTGCACTGGCTGATGCACGAGATATAGGGCGAAGCTAATCTCACCGAGAACGATGAGCGGCCTCCACCCCAGTACTTTGGACATGGCGCCCGCCCCTGATGCGAAAACCACCAACAACGCAGCTATAAACGGGTCAGGCCACATCGTATAGATTGTCGCGAGCACGGGGTCGGTCGCTTTGCCTTGCATGAAGCCGATAACAGCCCCCGTCGTCGAGTCTGCCCACAGCACGATGCAGATCGCAGCGAACTCAGCGAAAGTACTAAATTTCGTAGCTATCCCACGGCTTCGAGCTCGCGTCATTAACTCAGCTGCCGCTATCCCGATTACAAACTCTAATAGGCGAAACGCGGGGTTGATCAGATTGGGCGGCCCCTCGTGGTTCCGCGTCACGAAGAGATAAATCGCGTGAAACGCTATCGCGCCGAGCAGCAGCATGAACGGTTTCTTGCGGAATCCAAGGCTCAACGGTACGAAGCAGGCGTAAAAAAACATCTCGACCGAGATGGACCAAGAAACGCCGTTGATCGCGAAATAGATATTGTTGTCCGGCGCCCATGCCTGGAGCAGGAACACGATGCCGAACAGCCAGGCGGGCGAGACGTATGCGTGGATCCAACTCACGATGTCCGACCAGCGCAGCGCTAGCGCGAGGCCCAGCCCGAAAAGGTGCAGCGGCCAGATTCGGGCGAATCGCAGCGCCATGAACCTAAGCCACGGAATCTCTTTGTCGCGATAGTTGTAATGCAGGATAAAACCGGACAGGACGTAGAAAAAAGAAACGCCGTGGACAGGGTTGAAACTGCCGAAGGATGTTACGGGGAAGCCCGGTATCTGCACAGCGTGCAGAGCGAAGATCGCGGCGGCTGCGAAAAACCTGAGCGACGTCAGCGCGTCGATTCTTCCCTTCATTTTCTACCCATGTCTCGAAAATTACGCCGCGCATTTTAACGTAAACGATCGGACCAATTAGATGTCGTCGCGTGCGCGATCACGACGTCGGCGGGCCGCACGGAGACGCGGCGCATTCAGATCTTCGTGCAACTTCGCTAGGCGGTTCGCATAAACGGCGCGCGAAGGTAGGGCTCAGTGGCACCAGATCGAAAAGGCTCCGGCGATGCAACCACCCAAGAAGAGGAAGAAAGATGCCCAATAGATAAAATTGGCACAGCGTTCGTTCAACCGCCGGGAAAAACTCCAATGCTCCGGCTGGATGGCCTTCATGTAATCCAGCCAGTCGATTTCTCCCTGGACGTGACGTGTGAAGTGACTTGCATGGGCGCGAGAACCGGATTGATAAATCCACCATGATGACGCCATTGCCAGCCCGACAAAGGCAATTCCGAGCACGAAGAATGTCAGCGCGAGGCGGAAGTCGTCTTCTACACCTTGAGCCATTGCGGAAAGGACGGTTGCTGCTCCGCCTGCATTGACAAGAAGCAAAAACTTCGAGATCGCCTCAACCTGCTTCTGAATTAGCTCCTGATATGTTGTCGCTAGGCGATCGGCATGTTTTAACCGTGCTTGTCTCAAATCGTCGGATGCGCCGACCCAACTGTTATCTGGTGCTTGCGTTTGTTCAGGGCGTTCGTCAGTCATCGTCGCAGTCAAATACTCGAATTGTCGTCGTCTTCACGGGATCGCTAAGGTCGTCAGAGCCGATAGCCCGAATCCAGAATGCCTATCTGTTACCTGGCGGCGGCCCTCAGCAGTCGTCGCTCGTCGAAGCGGATCTGTGCTCTTCATCAGCCATGATCTGCACAAGCGTCGGGAAATACACGTCGCACCGCTCGTGATGCGCGGCCATGCTCCGCCGCGGGCAATCCGCCAGCTCGGCGCCGAGGTCCGTCATCGGGAAGTCCTCGCCGAGCCGCGCGACCAGCTTAGCAACTCGGTACCGGCCCTTGCGGTCGCAGCGCGAGCACGCTATCTCGATGTGGCTCGCGCGCTCGGCGACCTCGCCAAGAAGAACGGCTCCGTTCTTACCCATCGCACTCAGGCTGCTCGTACTCGTCGTCATACTCGTTGACGACGCAATCGCAATCCCCGCACACCCACCGATTCGGCATGTCGCCGACCGCCGGCTGAAACTCGTCGCGCGCGAGCCTCCGCGCGCAGACAGGGCACCATATCGTCGTCATCTTGGGATCCGTCCGCCTACTTCGGGCACTGTATGAATGTACCGCAAAGCGTTCTCGATGACTTCAAGACATTCAAAGCATGAGCGCGGTATCAACTATTGACATTGTCCTTTCGCTCACGATCCTGCTTTTTGGCGAGTAAGCGCTGGATCGCATCGTTAACCGAGGCGTCGTCTTTCAGTGCCTGCGAGATACGTTCGGTTAGCTCTGCGAGGATAACCCGAATCGTTTTCGCATCTTCAAGGCATCCTTCGTCTGTGTCTGCGTGAAGGCCTTCCGACAGGGCGTCGTAAATCAGCGTTAGTGGGTTATGCCCGCGTATCCTAAGATTATCCGGCAGAGCCGTTTTTACCTTGTCAACAGCGCTTGTAAATTGGCGTTCGCTCTTCGCCGCCTCGAGCTCGGCGACGAGGTCCGGGACGTTCTGGGTTTCCTTGCAAACGCGAATAATCTGATCGAACAGCTTATTCTTCTGGGCGTCAATGACACGTCGATAATAGGCAAACGAAGCGATGCCGAGCCCCTGGTTTTCGCAGCGCCTGCCCTTCAATAGATAATCCCGTTCGCCACCCGCGAGGCTGAGCAGTCTTTTTGGCAGTGGCGCTCCGAATGGCGGCGCTTCTCCGAACTTCATCGCGGTGCGAACAGTGGCGTTCGAGCCTTCAGGGTAGGTGAGCACGAGGGCAAACGTCTTCGAGTCTTGCTCACAATTCTTGCAGTGATAAGTCCAAAAGAGCGAAAGCGACTCTCCCTTATCGCCGGGGAATTGAAGCCACTTGCCATCATGGTCGAAATACCGATTCCCGTCGCAGGTTTCGCAATTGAGGAAAAGATCCTTTGGCTGGAGAAGAACGTTACCGTTACTCGCCTTCATGGCCCCTTCGATGGAGACCTCCCTTGCGTCTCCGGGCGGGACGTCCGTCAGGAAGTCACCAATGGTAAGTCGATGCTCGTTACTCAT